CCATCCGCTCGATCTTTTTATTTTACTCTTCTATAACTTCGTAACCCGATGGGTTATTCAGTTTGGTAAGAGTGATTCCTTCTCCTTTCATGTTCCATTCGAGGAGATCGCCCTCTAACCAACCTAGTTCTTCCAAGATGTCTTCGGGGAAAGTAACGTACTGATCACCGTTCTGATCTTCTTCGATCTCCAAAATGTAACTCATTTCTCAAATATCTTTTCCATAAGCTTATCAAGCTTATTGTTAATTTGTCGAAAGTTTTCGTGCATGTCCTGGATTTCTCTGAGAAAATCCACCTTCAGCACGTAATCTAACGGCATGCGATTGACCTGATCTTCCAACATGTCGATCCTGTTTTTTTGTGAACTGATGTAGTCGAAAGATTGTTGGATCCGCTCTTTTTGCCGATCAATAATCTTGCTTGCAACCCAGCCACCGCCTGTAAAGGCAGATACAATCAAGGTTGCAAACGCAGCAATATACTCTGGACCCACTGGACCAATCTTTTTTTTAATTCTACGCTTAGTAATCGAGGTGCAACTGCCCTTTTCTAGCTAGACCATTAACAAGCCAAACCAACGCATCCACACAATCGTCATGGCTACTAACGCCGAAATTCGTGAGTTCCTCGAAGAGATTTGTGAAGTTCCGGTAACGGTTAAAAATGATCTTCCGGTCTTCAAACATTCCCATGATGCCACGGAACCGTGCAAGCTTATCTGCACGGAAACCTTTTACGGGATGCCAAATGAGGTTGTAGAGACCCTCGTTATTGAGGCAGACCCGCTTGAAGTCAGCTTCTAATGACGCCTGGTACTGCACAGCTTCAGACCAAATATCACAGGTCGAGAAAGTTGGGTAGTAGTTTTTGTTTTCATCAATGCCGATGATCGACCAATCATTGAGAAGTTCTTTCATTGCGTCAAGCTTTTCAAGATTACCCATAACCCTGATTCGCCTGTAATCAATGATGTGAATGCGATCACCAATGCGTCCGCCTAAGACCATGACGGTGTAATCGTTTTTCTCTTTAGTTCCTGCTGAAAGGTCCACACCTACACCCAAGGTGTCAAACTCGGTAGAGATCTCTGCCTTAACAATTAGTTCTGGTGCCAATGACAGTTCGTTCTGTCTGACGACCTGATTCATGTATTGAAACGAGAATGCAATCGGTGCCTGTCGTTTCTTTTCCTTTAGGTAATCCAAAGACCACATCTCCGGCCAATAGGACTTTTCATCTCCTGTTTCAGGATCATTAAGAATGGCCGATAGAACAATTTGACTCCAGTTGTTTTGTTCGTTAAATGTTGTCGAGTGGATGTCGTCATGTCTGAAGCGCGTTCCTAAGCAGATAGCCCGGGCACCTTCAAACATCGTTGGTGCAATAACCGCATTCCAGTTTTCCTGCATCTGTTTCCTGATGTCAGGGTTGGCAATATCCGCTGCTGATTTAATAGCGTCATCAATCATTACCAAGTGAGAACGCTTTGATGTCACTGAACCCTTCAATCCAGCGGCGCAAAGTGTGAACTGTTCTTCACCTGTGGTATCGATACCTGCAAACTTATGGTCAATCGACCAGTATTCGTTACTTGTTACGTTTTTAAGAAGACGTACAGATGGAAATACTTCTTGGTATCGCTTGCTTTCAATGATCCGTTTAATTGTTGCTGACTTAGATCTTGCAATGTCCACGGTATAGGACAAATACAGGATCTGTAGAGGTAATTTTTCGTGTGTGTGAATACCTATGGCCCAGGCTGTAAGAAGGCCTAAGACCGTTGATTTGGCAGAACCTCGTGGAGCAAGAAGATCAACGTTAGGGCCAGCAATCTTAATCAGACAGGAACTATCTTGGTCCGTGACAAAGTGACGATGCCAATGCTGATGATGTTCTGCAGGCGGTTTATCTGCTACATACTCACAGAAAAAGC